TTTATAACGGGCTTAAAGTTTGAAGCATTGACACATGCCCATTGACATGACCATTTCGATCAGTAAAACTATGAGTAATTTTACAGCAATAATCCCTGGTGCCCGAAACGATAGGGGGATGCGTAAAGCGCCTCGAGTTGCCATAAACAGCCGGCCACTCGCTGATAGTACTAGTGAATACCCCAGTTCACTGGAACATACAAGGAATAACACAATTTCCTATGGGAGAAAATTTTTGTATGATATGTATGATAGAGTGGAACGTGAAAGTCCAGATTTTTCCAAGTTGGTCACATGGGAAAATTTTAACATGATCGTCCTTTTGGTTCTTGTAGTTGGAACCATGTGGTTTGTATACCGGTTGGTACAAAACCATCGCAAAAGAGTGTTGATGCGGATCAACAGTGTAATTAAAATTAGTGAAGATTATTTAGTTTCTAAGACAAGGATCAAGGTGCAGTATTCTACAGAGTATAGCAGCTTGACTTTTGACGCAGTATCTGAGTTGTTTGACAAAGGCTGCGTGATCATAAGGAGAGACGGGCGTACCCCTAATGATCGTTCTTACGAACTAACTAGCAAAACTTGGAAGGAAACTTTGGGAATCGATGAAGTCAGTCCGGTAAATTTAAACATGGCAAGCAACATTCCAATTGACGCCACATGGCATGCAATTTGGAATCAACCCCCACCAGTCGAAGTAGGCTTGTGGGATTGCCAGGCCAAAACTCAGAAAATATCATACGACGTGATTAGTTTAGATCGATCAACTGAAAACAGACGAAAGATTGAATACCATTGCGTCGCAGATCATGGACTTAGTAGCGGTTGGATAAAATTTTTCTATGACGTCAACGATGGCAAACCTAACTTCCTTCGAGACTGGACGGAATCAAAGTACAAGAATTTAGTGCGGGGATACTTTATCATGTATCCACCAAACTACAAGAGAGATCACATGGACCTTGGTTCGTGGATCCCTGTACTAGTGCCTGATCCGGTTAAGCACGAGGATGATTACAAAGAAATGCATCGAATCCGCTTAATTGCAGATAAAATAACTATTACCATGCGTCCAGATGGTAGCTGGAATGAAACCGCGTTTAGATCCACATATAGAAACGTAGTTTCGGGGAATACCCAAATCAGCATTGGCCACCAACTAACTGATCAAGCGATGAAAACTTACCTACCGCTCGTTCGTAAAATAGTTAAAGCCAACTGGATAGATGAGGATCGGGAGTGACTAATAGAACAACGCTGGGCCACGCATTGCTTGGCTGAGCCTAGAATGGATAGGCCTGTATTTTCCACTTTAAAAGTGGAAGTAGGTGGTCTAACGTTGTTGTATAAGAATAGAAACCCTAGAACCTCTAACATATATGTGGGTCCGACTGGAGTAGTCGGACAGTGGAGCTGTTTCAACTCAACATCACACAACATGTTTATTGGCATTTGTAACAGAGTGCTGATAATTAAGAACCCTGGATTTGATTATGATCAATTAATCGGAAAATACCATTTTTTGCCTCACTATCTACTCAAAGGTCTTAGAGATAAGCCTATGCATAGCGTTCAGGACTCACCGGAATTCTATAGTAGTGCTCTCCTTCCTGTGTGGTATGGAGACTTACAAAGTGTGGGAAGGCGGTTGGCTTCGTGTGTAAGGGTGAAGAAAATAACTCGCGAAGAGTTTGTTGAAAGTAGGCCTAAAGGTAAATACCAGGCCTACGCTCA